GGCTTTCTTAGGTTAGCCCTCTTGATGACTGAATTTTACGATCCAGTTTACTCACCTTACTTGATAAGGGTGAGTACCGTACTATACCACTAACGGTAGAGTACAGCGATTGCGTCCCTAAATCTAGGGCTCGCAATGAGTCATTTGAAATACGAAAATCTTTTCTATCCCTGAGGTATTTAAGGATAGTCAATTTATTGGCTAGGAAACGATCTGGAAACTTATGCTCTTTGCGCCTGAATATATCTTCACGTTCGTACCATAAGTTGTCCGCTACAGTTCTTGGTGAAATTTTCTTAGAAACAGTTCGAACATCTCTATACTGACCAAGGAACCATTTGTATAGAGCTGATCCGATCAAAGATTGAACCACATCTCTATAAGATGCTTCCCCAGCTGAGTCGAATTTGATCAGACTGGTAACATTGTAAATTTCCTCCACTATCTCTCTTGCACTTTCTGGGAGATAGGCACGAACCCATGGCTTAGTTAGTTTTCTAACTATTTCTAACTCTTTAGTTCTGCTGTTTGCAGTTAATATTACAGAAGCGATAAGACGTGTATCACTACTGAAACGTCTTTCTTTCGATACTGGTAACCCGACACCTCCAAGTTCTCGAGGAGTGTGAAGTGGAATGTCTCTTTTAACGAATTCCATTAGGGATCGGTATTCCTTTCGCTTGAAAATATTTACTGCGCGTGCTCTCTGCCAATCATGGAGACCGTCGACAGCGGACGCGAACAGATCTATTCTATCTAACCAATTTTCTTTTTGCTCGACAATTTTGGATAATTTACACGGCGTTAATCGACCTTTGTATAGGCAGTAGATGTAGCCACAGAAAGTAAATGCAGTCTTAGTGATGTGAGTCTTTTTCATGTTCATAGTGAAACCGACCCCATTGAGACGTTTTATGTACGACTCTTTGTCTTGTTTTGTTCCAAAGACAACGGCGTCGTCTCCGTATAGCATTGAAGCCTTTCTGAATGGTTGCCTTACTGCTTTTAAACACCAGGCGTGTAAAATTGTCATTAGACAGAAGCTCATAGGTGCACCTAGCAAGGATCCTCTTGTAGTGTTATCTTTCATGCGGTATGTCCCATCTTTGTCCTTAATGTAAACTTGAGTTGGTTCGATAGATTTTAGAACTGCCTTTCGAGTTGGTAATGGCCATTTAAGTTCGTCGGCTAAGGTATTTACAATAATGTAGAGCGCATCTTTGTTCATGAGATCAGACGCTTGAGATAGATCAGTACTTAAGATCTCAATCTCTCCGTTTTTGAATTCCTCTGTTTCTAATATCTTTCTTCCTCTAGCTAAGATCGCATCTGAATCAGCTTCAAACTGTGATTGACAAGGCCCATACATTTTTAACATTTGGGTAACTTGATTACAGGCTGGACTTATCATAGCAGTTAATGCTGCTTCGTGGATTGTTGCTGTTCTGAATCTAGCTCCGCGTTGTGGAATTACGTTCATTTTCACTTTCGCGGGTTCTTTATAGGTCTGAAGGTATAATTTCTTTATTGTTTCGTTCCACGTATTTTCAATTCTCGGTTGCATCGGAGTGGTTCCTTTTAGAACTTGGTTCCACTTAGTTACTAACGATGAACCTGAGAATTCACCAAACATAGTTCCCGCGAGTACTGTTTTTAGTCCGCGGCGTACCATAGCTTCCTGACGAGCTTCTCGATCACGATTAGCTTTCTCAGTGAGAATTTGTTTACTTTGGTGTATATAGGCATATGATCCGCCTTTATTACGTGATAGTTCGAAACAAGAACCTAAAGAAGTAAATCCTGATTCCATGTTAAGTGGATTCCTATAAATTGTAGTCTTAGATCCATCTTCCTCTTCTTTGATCTTAGAGGGATTTGTTACACGGCAGAATTTCTCCACGTGAGCTTTTAAGCTTTGTAGATGTTCAGCTGAGGTTGTTTCGGGTTTTCCGCACATTCCTTTTAACGTTCTTAATAATGCCTTTCTCATACTATTATCATCGTTGACTAGTGGCATAGCCCTTCGTAGAGTAGCTAACAATGCTAAGGCCTTGCGATTCGTTCTCATGCGTTGATTTTCTCCTCTGAAGTATTTTCGGAGTAAAGAATCATCGGATTTGGAATGCAGGGCTTGACCTTCACATTGAAAGCAGAAATCTCCGATAAAAGATATTCCGCTAGTCAATCCTCTTGTGTGTATTCTTTTGAATACATCACCGAAGAAAGAAAGGATTCCTAAGAGCGCCTCAGGGACGTTCCTATTGGAGCGCTTTGAGAATTGTATTTTATCTTTGGAGTCAAAGCGCTTAAGAATATTATTATATTTAAGTGTCTTCAAAGATATTTTAAATGACATTAAGAGCCTGCGATAAACGTCCCTAAGGGTATTCAAGTACCTTAACTTAGGATGCGTTTTATTCATGGCTTTAGGAACATCTTGTTTTAAGATTTTTAATTTTCGGATGTGTTCCTTACGCAATCGCTCAGAAGTTTCAACTTCCGTCATAAGTGCTAGTATCTCCTGCATTGCACGCGATACCTTCTTTCCGAGAGCTAGTCTCGAAGAAAGTCGAAGGCACGCCACAAGTGTTTCGGGCATATACCAAGATTTTGCCTCAGTATGCGTATTACTACTTTCTACTCTGTGCATGGTGTTATGTGTAGTAACATCTGGTGTCTGATGTGGCTGTAACGGCTTATTAGCGGTGAATGATTCTTGATGTCGAACCCGAGCAGGAATAGGTGTTCTTTCCTGTCTGTTCGTGGATTCATCAAGATGATAACCGGCTCTTAAGAGTTCAGTTGCTAGGATGTCATGTTGTTTAGTTCGAACGTTTCCTTGCGTACGTTCGGTACGGCTATGTTGTTGTCGATCCTCGGGTTCTTGTACATACCCAGGTTGCATTGGCGCAACAGGTTGTACGGGAACGGGATCTTCGACGACAAGTTCATAATAGTCGACGATATAAGGGTTGTTCCTCTCAGAACATGGGACGACACGTTTGTCTATATATACATAATGTACAGGGTAGTCAGAACGATTATTTACAATTTTAATTAGTTCTCGCGTACTGACTTGTGGTTGTTTCTCTCCTATATACACCTTGGTTGTATAATCAAGGGGGTT